CCCTGAGCCAGATCAAGAAGACGCTCGTCCAGTACGGCGAGGTCATCGGCGTGACCGACATCAGCCGCGCCACGGAGCTTTTCGACAGCCTGAAGCAAAGCTCCACCACCATCGCGTCTGACATCGCCCTGTGGATTGATTCCGTGACGCGCAACGTGCTGGTTGGGTCCAACATGGGCACGGCGGCGGGCGGAACCATTCTTGGAATAGGCGTCGAGAGCCCCATCGACAACAACGACGCCATCAACACCGCCGCCGCGTCCGGCGGAATCAAGGTGTACGGCAACCCGGCGACCTTGACCAGCCAGACGTTCGGCGGCTTGAACAACGACCTGACGGCCGCGAACACGGTTTGCTCGTCCACGGTCATCCTGGACCTCATGACGAAGCTGCGCCGGAATCGCGCCCCGATGATCAACGGCAAGTACGTTTACGTCACGGACCCTCGCGTTTCCCGGGACCTGATGAACGACACGAACTGGTTGAACGCGTCCAACTACGGCAATCGCGGCGAGCCCTTTTACAAGGGCGAGGTTGGCGAGATTTACGGCTGCAAGGTCGTGGTTCAAACCAACTCGTTCGTTTCGACGGGTTCCACGACCGCAGCCGACGAGTTCGTGTTTCAAACCACGTCCAACGGCGGCGGCGTCGCCGCTTCCCGCGACATCATCGCCTCGTTCATGCTCGGCGGTCAGGCGTTCGCGGTGCCAACGCTCGAAGGCGACAGCGTGACGGCCCCGCGCATCACCATCGTGGACGCGCCCGACAAGTCCGACCCGCTCAACCAGCTTGTCACCATCGGCGTGAAGTCCTACTTCCAAGCCCTGCGCCTTGCGGCGGGCAACACGGCGTCCACGGGCAATCCCACGTGGTATCTCGTTCATCGCTGCAAGACCAGCACCTTGCTGTAACGCCATGAAGGCCACGATGCCCGTCTTGGTCATCGCGGTAGGAACCAAGGGGCATCGCTCTCAAAAGGGCGGTGCCCCCGTTTCTTCTTGCGGTTGCGATGGAGAAGGAGACAATTCGCTCATGATTGCCGTTCCGATTGAAGCCCTGTCCATGGACTCCGAAGACGGAAAACCCATTTCGCCCGAGGTTGGCGATGAGGTTGAGCTTCCCAAGGTCATGGGGGTTGTTCGCAAGGTTGATGGCGATGAGGCCTACGTCGAGATCAAGGAGGTTGGGGGCATGGGCGTCGAGTACGAGGATTCCAAGGGCAAATCCGAGGATGAAGGCGAGCCCGAGGACAAGGGGGAATCGATGGCCATGGAAGAGGACAGGGTTCGCAGGATGGCCATGCAGGAAGACCGCGAGAACGGCTACGCATAACGAAGCCATGCCCATCTACGCCTTCACGAACGGGAAAGACACCATCGAGAAGATCGTTCCGATGGGCACGAAGTCTTTCCAGGAACAAGGCTGCCGGTGGCGGAAGGTGCCGATTGCGCGCTTCTCCGCCACCGGCTTTGCGAGGAAAGCCACGCTCAAGGACGAGGTGAGGCGCGGCATGTACGAAACCGAGAATCGGCACGGGAGCCGGTGGCCTATTTCATTCAGCAAGACGCAGGTTCGCAAGATTTGGGGGATTTGACATGGGAGCCTTATTGAACGTAACCACGGCCGCGCAGGACGCCCTTGCGTATGGCGAGAGGCAGGGGTGGACCATTGAAAACAGGAGCGACGTTCCCATCAGCTTTTGCTTCGATGGTTCGGTCGTGACCAACTCTGCCGGGACAAATCCGGGAATCACGCTCGACCCCGGGGAAAAGTGGACCTCGACGTCCGGGATGCGCGACACGTCAACGCCGTGGAACCGAGTCAGCGTCATCCACAATTCATCCGGCAACAAGCCCCTGTTCATCCACAACTGGTAACGCCATGCCCGTCTATTACACGCGCCGAACGGTTCCCTATGCGGACGCGATTGCCGCTCAAAGCGCCGCCCGCCAAGCCGCCGGTTCCGTCGGCGGCGTGACCTTCGACGGCGTGACGTCCGGGACACGCGGCACGGTGCCGCTCACGTGGACCGTGGGCACCGGGGACTTCTCCGCATGGGTCCGGTTCCGCTGCCCCTCGACCGTGACCACGGAACGCGGCGTCATCGGCCTTGGGCCGAACGCAACCGATGCGGGTGGTGCGGGCTCATTTCGCGTCATCCTCCAGACGTCCGGCACCATGTCGGTGCGCCTCGGGACCGTGCCGGAGACGCTGGACTTCGCGGGCTTCGTCGCCTCGTTCGGCGGGCAATGGGTGGACGTGGTTGTCACTCGCGGGAGCGCGGGCTGGACCGTGTACATCAACGGCCTCGCCGCCACGCCGACGAGCGGGTCCCTGACGACGGCCGCGAGCGTCAACAGTTCCTACCTTATCATTGGCGTTGGGATCGCCTCGAACAACATTTTCAACTCCACCTTCCACCGCGTGGCCGTCTTCAACCGCACGTTGTCCGCCGCCGACGTGGCAAGCCTCGTCGTTGCAGGCGTGAGTCAGGCGGATCAATGGGGAGCCGGTGACCCGATCATGAGCCCCACCGTCCTCAACGGCGGGTTCGAGACGGCTGGCGCAACGGACACGTTCGCAAATTGGAGCGACGGTTCCGTAAGTGGAACAACAATCAACCGGGACACCACCGTATTTGATTCGGGGGCGGCTTCGCTAAGGTTCGATGTGGACGGTTCCGGCTCATTTCGCAACGTGGCGCAAAACATATTGGTACCCGGTCGGCGATACAGGGTTACGGCGGCTTTTCGCCACAACCACACGTCCAACATTACACCCCAAATACAGATTCAGAACAATGTCATATCATTTGCCACAGTTACTCCAAACACTTGGGTAACCCAAACAGCCGAGGCTGTTGCAGACGGCTCTATTATTTCGGTTTCGCGTCGAAGCGGCGCAAACAACTCCTCCCAATGGTATGACTCGATCACGGTGACCCGCATCGGCGCCATCGTTGACCTGGACTTCACGATGGGCTGCGGGAACCAGTTGCAGGACGCATCCTCGAATGGCTTCCACGCGAGCCTGTTCGGCGGGTTCTCTTGGCAGAATCCGAAGGACTTCGGGCAACTGCGAGCCAGCATTGCGATGAGCGGCAACCAAGTATTCCCCGTCGGCCTACCCGTCGAGGCCATGATTACCAGCATAGCGGCCAAGGCGGCCGGGGCCGTAACGCTGTCCATCGGAACCGCATCCGGCGGCACGCAAGTCGTGAACGCGGCCTCCCTCTCCACTGGCCGCAATGGCCCGCTGACCGTGGCCTCCGCGTTCCCGGGTGGGACATTGTGGGGGAACCTTTCGGCGGCCGTCGCAACCGACATCACGATCAACTTTGCAATGACCACATGAGCGCCGCCGCAGTCAACCTCCGCGTCACCTACCAGACGACCACAATCGTCATCACCATCCCCGTGCGCGGGGACTCGGACACGATCGAGCCGCACGTTTCCGCAACCCGCACCCGCGTCCTCCTCGACAAGGACGGCAACGTCTTTTCCACGGGGCCAAGCGAGACCCGCGTGCTCGCCCGCGTGCAGGACGACGCGGCCTATGGCGCTGTCATGGCCGCGTTCTCGCGCAACATCGACGCCGCCTTCCCGGAGCACGCCCAACCCGAAAACGAGGAGGTCCAACCATGAGCAAGGAGGCCATTAACGACATCGCGTCCAAGGCGACCGCAACCAGTTCCACGGCCATGCTTGCCGCGATGGTCTGGGTCGGAACGCAGATTTCCGACATCAAGACGCAGCTGGCCACGCACATCCAGCAGACCCAGGTCCTGATCCAGAAGCTTGAAACGCGCATCGAGAACCTTGAGCGCCGGGTTGGTGCCATCGGCCAAGGGAGGCATGATTGAAGCGTCGGAAACCCAAGGCGCACCCGAAGCCGATCGACAAGCCCGGATCGCCTCCAAACCCGCTGCCAATCACCGAACCGCCGAAGCCCCCGGACAACATTGCATGAAGACCGCAACCGCAACGCTCGCCACGCTCCTCCTCGTTGTCGCCGTGCTCGCCACGGGCTGCGCCAACAACCAAGGCAAGTCCGTCCTGCTCAAGTCCACCGTGCTCGGGATGGAGGTTTCACCCGGAGCATCCGCCCCCGGCGCGCCCGCGCTTCGGGTTGGGCTGGTCCGGAACACCTACGTTGCCGTCCCCACGAACGCCACGCTCAAGGCAGACTCCGAAGGCGACCTCCGCGCCTCGCGCCAGACTGCCTCCGAGAGCCTCTTTTTCGGCCCGCACCTTATGCCGGTACCCGCCGCGCAAACAAACGCGCCCAAGGGGCCTACTAGCGTCACGGCGAGCCTCACCAATAGCGTCACCGTCAAGCCCAAGCCATGATCGAGCATCGAGGCGAGCGATTCAGCGGCTACAACCAACCCAAGGCCACGCCGGGGGAGCCGAAGAAGTCCGCCGTGTTGGCCAAGGAGGGGCCCAAGGTTCGCATCGTTCGCTTCGGAGACCCAAACATGACGATCAAGAAGCACATCCCGGAGCGCAGGAAGGCGTTTCGAGACCGCATGAACTGCGACAATCCCGGCTCGAAGCTCAAGGCTCGATTCTGGGCGTGCAAGTCTTGGTAGAAGGCCGAATTTTTCACTAGAAACACGCATCGCCATGGGTTCAAGCCTAGCCGCAAATCAAATTCTCTCCACCTACGCAGGCGTGCTCAAGACTTCTGACACGTCAGGGTTGAACGCGACGTTGCGGTCGGTTTCCGACGGCGTTGGAACGGACTCCGCGCTTCAAGTATCGACGCTCGCGGTTTACTCGACCGGAACGCTTGGGGCGACCGGAGCGGTGACGTTCCTGTCCACGTTGAACGTAACCGGAATCGCGACGCTTTCATCGGCGTTGAACGTCGCCGGAAACCTCGCCATCGCGACAAACAAGTTCACGGTCGCGGCGGCAAGCGGGAACACGGTCGTTGCTGGAACGCTCAACGTGGCCGGGGCTTTCGTCTCCACGTCCACCGGAAGCTTTTCGGGCAACCTATCGACATCGCAAACGCTGACTTGCAGGCAGCTCACGCAGAACGATGCTGCGGCAAGCTCTTCGTTTGCCGGAACCCTGACCGCAAGCGGCAGCTTCAACGCCTCCGGAACATCCACGTTTTCCGGGAGCGTCGTCTTCAACTCGCTGGTTTCGTTCGTTGGAGGCGTTTCGGCAAGCTCCCTGACCGCCACAAGCACCTCCACGCTTGCGTCTGCAACGGCATCGAGCCTGACGGTAACAGGTGCCGCATCGGTAACCGGAAATCTCTCCGTCACCGGCAACATCACCGGCAACGGGAACGTGACCATCGGAGACGCCGGAGCCGACTCGCTCACGTTGAACGCGGCGACGTGGACCACGCCCAACCTTCCCACGGCAACCCTCGACGCCGCCAACGACTTCATCCTGATCCGGGACGTCTCGGACTCCAACCGGGTCAAGCTCGTCACCGCCGCGAGCATTTCCGGGCAGGTTTTCAGCTCCGGAAACATCGCCATTTCGGGAATCACGACCGTTTCCCCATCCGTCTCCGGGAACTGGTCGCAGGTTCAAATGCCGGACAGGGTTCAGTTCTGGTTTCGTTGCAAAACCGCCCATTCCGGTTTCTTGGTCGGGGACCGGATTCCTGTTTCAAGCGTGTACGTTTCGGGCGGCGGGGAACCCTTCTTCCAAAACCATTACAGCGATTCGGGGTGGGCCTTGTACCGCGTTTCCTACACGGCGACGCCCGAGATCAAGGTTGCGCTGACCGGCGTTCCGTTGACGTTCAACCTTTCCAACTGGGACTTCCTTGCAATCGCGGAGTGGCTGTCATGACGATTTCCCAAGTAGCCCAGGCGGCTTGCGACAAGCTCTCCTTTACCGACGCGACAACCATCGCGTTGGCGAAGAAGTTTTGCGCGCGCCGCTATTCGCTCATTTGGGATTCTGCGCTTTGGAATGACACGCTGGCCGTGATGAACCTCTCGGTCAACGCGGCGACCGAGGTTGTCACGCTGTTTGACGACGTGGACAGCCAGTACGCGTCAACCGGAAGCCCTTGCCTGCTGGACTTGGTTGTCGCGTGCCGGTTCACCGTGGATGGGGACGATGGCGGCCTCGACATACCGGCGTCGGACTGGCAGGCGTTTTTCCAGCTCGATCCCGGGACGTGGAACAACGTGGACACTCGAAGGGCAACGCCAACCAACTTCGTCAACCTGCCAAGGGCATCTGACACGGTTCTCTACGGCCAAAGCGGCGTGCCCCGGATCAAGCTGATTCCGACCCCGGACCAGAACGGAACGCTGTTCATCCTCGGGAAGCAGCAAAGCCGAATCCGGCAACTTGGCGAGGATGCGGCCATCACCGAGGACATGCCGTTCACAATCAGGGGGATCGACAACGCCCTGATTGCCTTCACGGAAGGAGACCTGCTGGAGTACTCGCGGCAATACGCAAAAGCCCAAGCCAAGTTTGGGGAGGCGGCCTCCCATGTCTCGGTCATGAAGGACATGGAGAGGAACCAGCAGCAGCAAATCTCCCGCATCATCCCGGACGACGACGGTTCCATTACCCTGTTTGACATCATCTAGCCCATGCCGCCGTTCATTTCAAACGATGCGCTGGACGATCCGATGGGCGTGGACGGATCGACTGGGTTTGCGGGAGGCGTTGTGTCCGCAACCCGCCCGGACATCATTCCAGCCAACGCTCTCGCCGATGCGCTCAACATTGATTACGACGACTTCGGAAACGTGACCAGCCGGTTTGGCTGCTTCTCCATCATCGGCAACCCCGTGTCCGGAACCTGGGATGCGTCAACCGAGGTTTGGAGCACTTCCACCAAGTACTGGGGTTCCAGCATTCCGGCGACCGGAACAATCCTCTCGGGCTTCTTCTTTGACACGGCGGCAGCGGAGCGCGTTGTCGTGGCCGTGGTCGATGGGGCCACGCGCACCCTGTATCACGGAAACCCGGCAACCGCGTTCGCGGCCATTGCTGGATCCACGTTCAACGCATCGGCGTCCTACGTTTACTTCGCGCAGCTCAACGAGAGGTTGTACTACTGCGACGGGTTTGGGTCGCTGGCCTACATCACCCCAGCAAACGCCAACTCGTCGATCACGGCCGGTAAGATCAGTCGGATCGACGTCATCAACCAAGGCGCAAACCTTTCGTCGATCCCGACCGTCACCATCGCCGCGCCGCCATCCGGAATCACGGCGACCGCCGAGGCGGTTGTGACGGGAACAGGCTACATCGCGGCAATCAACATCACCAACCCGGGAAGCGGATACACCACGGCCCCTGCGGTGACGATAGGCGGAGGCGGCGGGCCTCACGCCGTGGCCTACGTCTCCCTTTCGCCTCCGTCGAAGCCAATCTTCCTGACGACGCACACCCAGCGTCTCTTTTGCGCGTCCGCAGACACGGCGAACCTCCCTGACGCGTTGTACTTCTCCGACATCCTCGACGGCGAATCGTGGGACCCTGCCGGGAATGTTCGCGTTGGTGGTGACGGAGATCCCATCACGGGCCTTTATTCGTGGTTTGGGTTTCGGCTGCTTGTCTTCAAGGAGCGGTCCATCTGGTACGTTGACGCCAACCCGCAACAGGACCCGGCCGACTGGGAAATTGGAATCGTGACCGGAAACGTGGGATGCGTCTCGCATCGGTCCATCGCCGCAGTCGGGGCCGACGTGCTGTTCCTCGCCCGCGATGGGGTTCGGGCGTTGTCGCAGATTCAGGCGGGCACCCAGACGGACGTTGGTGTTCCGCTCTCCGCGCCCATCAACGACCTCATCTCTCAAATAGACCCCACCAACCGGGCCAAGTGCGACGCCGTGTTCTGGCGCAACCGGTACATGCTGGCGGTTCCGCTTCGTTCGGGGATTGGCTCCCAGGCTTCCAACAACGCCATCCTTGTGTACCACGCCTTGGCCAGGGCATGGCTTGGGAAATGGGACAACTGGAACGTCACGGACTTCATCCCGACGGCATTTGCGGCAGACGGCCCAAGGCTCATGTTCAGCGGCACGCTTTCAACCATTCCAGCCTCGTCTTCGCAGCTTCGCGCCTTTGCAGACTACTACGCCGGAAGCCGATTGTCGCCCCCGCCCCAATCTGCCTTTCTTGACGACGGGACCGGGTTTACGACGTCCATCACGACCCGCGCCTACAACTTTCAGGAGCCGATGGTACCCAAAACCGGGTACAGCGTGCAGTTTTACACGGAGAACAACTTCGCGACCCCAATCTATGTTTTCGCCTCGTTCGCGGTGAACATGAACGGATCATTTGCGAGCTTTGCGCCGCAAAGCGTTGTTGCGGCATCGAGCCCGCGCACGCCGATTACCTACAATCTGGTATCAAGGGGGCACTGGAACTGCATTCAATTCCGTTTCCAGTCAGCCTCGGGGCCGCTGGCCGGATTGTCTCGCATCACCCTTCACTCGGTTGGCGTGACCGGGTTCCTCGACGCATTGAAGCCGGAGGAATGAAGCCGCATCCGACCATCGAGAAGGCGTGCGCGTTGCTTCGCGTGCATTGGCCGACGTGCAAGGACTGGACGGAGGACCAGCTTCTCAACTGGATAGGGTTCTTCAATCGGCTTCGGCAATGCGCCGTTGTCATGGATGGGGAGGAGTGCGTTGGATTCGGGGCAGTCAGGTTTCTCAACCACGAAGGGGAATCCGTGGACGTTTTCATGAGCGATCCCAATGGGCGAATCGCATGGGTTGAGATGGTGGTGGCGACCAACCCGGCCGCATTAATGCAGCTCATGGGCGCATTGCTCGCGTGCATCGGTTCCGTGGGCGCGCCGGTTGAGCTTTTGGGTGGGCAGGACATCAAAACGCGCAAGGTACGCTTGTATCCATTGGGGCGATACGCAAGCCTTGTGCTGGGCATGGCAAAAGCAAAGGATTGACGCATGGGAGGCTCATACAAAGCGCCAGACATGGCGGCTGCAAACAGGGAGGCGGTTTACGCGCAGGCGGAGACGTTCCCGTTGCTTCGCATGATGGACGCCGCCGCGAGGCTTGGCAGGAAGATCGAGTACATCAACCCGCAGACCGGGAAGATGGAAACGGCCGACTTCACGGGCATGTCGGACGTGGACCTTTCCACGCAGACCGCCCGGGCGCTTGCCGCCGCCGCCCCGGAGCTTACGCAGGCCCAGCTCGACCTTGCCCGCCAGTACGGAACCCAGTTTGCCGAGCAAAGGCGGGCCGAGCTTCAGGCCGCCGACCCGGAGCGATTCCGGCTTTACGATCAGTTTATGCGCGACCTCGGGGCGCAGGCTGGCCAGCTGCCGGAGCGCATCGAGGCACCCGACTACGAGCGCGTCGCCAACGCTCCCTCCATGCAGGATACGGGCGAGGCTGCCGCGATGCGGGGCCTCCTTGAGCGTCAGGTTGCGTCGGAACTTGCGCAGGCAGGCAATCTCCCTCCCGGGCTCGAAAGAGCGGCCCAGCAGGCTTTGCGGGCGCGTGGCGCGGCCTCTGGAAACCTTCTCGGAAACGCGGCGGCATTGCGCGAGGCCCTTGGGGTCTCGCAGGCGATCCAGCAAAGCGACGCCATGCGCCGACAACAAGCCCTTGGCTTGCTTCAAAGCGGACAGACTACCAGCGACGTGGCGGCAAGGAACGCCCAGCAGAACTTCCAGAACATCATGGCTGCCGCAGGCCAGCGCAACGCGGCCGCGCAACAGGGATTTGCCGGTCGCCTCGCGGCGCAGCAGCAAGGCCAGCAGATTGGCCAGCAACGAGTCGCCAACATCCAATCCGCGTTGGGGTTGACTCCAATTACCGCGCAGGCCGCGCAGCTTGCCGGGTTGCAGCAGGGAGCATCGCCGTTCTCGCAACCGCAGCTCATTCAGGGAATGCAGCAGGCTGGCCCGGGCCAGCTTCTTCAAATGGGCAGCCAGTTCGCCCTCCAGAACGCGCAGAACGAGTTTCAGGCATCCCAAGCAGGAAGCCCGCTCGCCATGTTCCAAGGGTTCACGGGTGGAATCAAGAACCTCGGGCAGGCATACGCCGGTTTCAGGGGTGGGATTTGAACGACCAAGACGAGGAAATCCATGGCTAACATTGAGGAATTGGCGGCATATCGCGCTAACCCGTTCGCGAAGGCCGCGAACATGCTTACCGGAGGCTTGCTTGGGGCCGTCACCGGGCAAAACCAACGCGAGCGAGACGCATTGCTCGCAAGACGCCAACTCATCGAGGAGGCCGCGCTGGAACGCAGGATGAAGATGGAAAGGCAAATTGAGCTTGCCAAGCAAATCCAGGACGAGGAGAGGGCAAGGCGAATCGCGCAGGAGGAGCGTGTTGCCGCCGCCGAGAGGGAGACGCAGGCTGCAATGGGTGGAACTCAAGCCTATTCTGGCGCGCCAACGGCCGAGACCAACATGCCTCCTTTCTTTGCCCTTGGTTACCGCAAGGGCCAAGAGCAAACGGCCATTGCAGAGCAGAAGCGAAAGGCGGAGGAGGCGGCGAACTTGCCGCGCGACATTGCCGCCATGCAGCAGGCTGGGATGCCGATTCCACAAGGAATCACTCCAGCGCAGGCGGCGGCCGGTGCCGGGTTGGCGTCGCAGTTCTTATCCATAAACAAATCAGCAGAGCGAGTCGCAGCCGAGAACAAGGCCTTTTTGGAGGTAGAAGGCGTTTCCGTGCCTCCGGACGCAACCCCGGCGCAAATTGCCGCGTTGACCCGTAAGCACATCGCGGATCGGCCGACTGCGGAAATGCGGAACATCGAGGAAGGACAACGTCTTGTCCAAGCGATCCAAGACGAGTCAGACCCAGAGAAGCAGCGGAAGATGTACGACAAGCTTCCACGCCAATTCAAAAGCGACACGCTTGCCGAGAAGCTTGGCATTCCAATCGCGATGCCAAATGATGTCCGCAAGGAACTTGACTCCACGATGCAGTCGATGGACAGGGCCATCGACCTCGTTTCAAGCATTCAGGCGTTCGCGAAAGGAAGGGATGTTCGAGAATTATCGAGGGCAAGCCTCACCAGCATTCTCGCATCCATGAGGGACGCGAAGAGCAGGATGTTTGGAAGCGACGACGAGCGATTCGCCATCAACGACATCATTCAAGAGTTCGAATGGCTTGTTTCAGGGCAGCGCAAAACATTGTTCGGAGCGTCGCTTACCGAGAATGAGCTTGCGACGGCCAAGAGACTCTTTGGAGATCCAAACTCTGCCGACTTCCTTACGAGGGCGCTGAGACTTATGGACTCCGCCTTCAAGAGGAACCCGGCAGAAAACGCAAAGCGTTACCTCGGGTCTAAAAGCTACTCCGAGATGTATCAAGACAAGCTCGGCCGGTACGAATCAATTCGGGACATAATCAACGGTTTGCCAAAAATGCCTAGGCGTGGAGCGCAGGTTCAACCTGCGCCTGTCGCCGGGGCAACCAACGCGCCTTCGGGAACTCCCCAAAAGCCAGACCGATTGCTTGAGTACAACGGCAGGACCTACTCCTTTCCGGAAGGAACCACGGACAAGGAGGCGTTCGACTTCATCGACCGCGAGGAGGTTGCAGGAGCCATTCAACGCGGGATGGAGGCGAAGGCTCCGGAGGAGAACATTATTGAGCGCATCCTTGGTCGCGGCGCGGCGGAAAACCTTGGAACATTGAGTCGCGCCCAGTCGGAGGGGCTCGCCGCCTATCCCAAGACGCTAGCGCAATCAATGCGATACGCCGTCCCGGCCTACGCCGCGATTGCAACCGGAGGCGCAAGCATACCCGCCCAGATTGCGGCCGGGGCCGGTTCCAGCGCAATCGGCGAGACCATCGCCCAGACCGCAGAGGAAGGCTCCATGCGCCCACGCGAGGTTGCAGGCGCGGCAATCCGTGGTGGCGCCCCGGCCATCCCCGGCGGATTCGGCGCAGCCCTAGGCAACATTGGAATGCAGATGGGGGCCGGGGCCTTGGCCGGTCGCGTCGAGGGCCGTTCGCGTGACATTGGAGGCGACGTGACCGAGGCCGCGAAGTCTGGAATCCTGCCAACGGTTGCGGAAGCTGTGCGGCTGACCGCAGGGCGGCTTGGTGGAACGCTCGCGAGGGGAGCCGAGAGGGCAGCCGACATCGAGGCCATTGGCCCCGGCGTCATGGCAACCACGGGCCAAGCGTTCACGGGAATGGCGGCATTGGAGGGCCGCGCAGCGGCGACGGCTGCTGAAACCGCTCCGAAGGTCGCGCTTGCGGAACAGAACAAGGCCATCATGGATGCCTTCGAGTTGATCGGGGCCAGGGACGTGTCGTCCTACGACCTCGCCATGAACTTGGCCACGGCCCTTGGTTCCGACGAGGCGCAGGAGCTTGCCAACGCGGCAAGGACCCTCGCAAGTGCCGCAAGCGTGGCTGAAAAGGCCAGAGGCTCGGCGCAGGCGACCGTGGCAAGGGAGGCTTATCAACAGGCGTTGGACCAATTCAACAGCGGCGTCGCCAAGGCTTCGCTCAAGGCGACTGGAACCAATGAGCCCCTCAAGGCTGGCAGGCTGATCGAGAAATCCG